TTTATCCCTCGCAGATGTAACCGCCGAAGAATCGGTAAAAGTAATTGAACACATGGAGAATGCCAAGTCATGAGAAACTTTAAGAAAGAAATGGAACTGCATAGCGAAACACTTGGCTTTGATTTGTCGCAAGTTGAGCAGGGTAGTGACCAATGGCACAAAAGCAGAAGCGGCGTTGTGTCAGCCTCAAAAGCTTACATCTTGCTAATGAAGGGCGCGGTTGCTCCATTCCCTAAAGATATTGCGATCACCGCGGTATCTCGCGGCGTTAACGAAGTCGAATTTATGGGCGAATACTTTAGCGGCACAAAAGCAGATTGCACTAATTTTGTGAGGAAAAAATTACCCATGGTCCCATCAGCAACCCGTAAAACCTACATGAACGACTTGATCGCATCAGTTGCTACTGGCTTGTTACCGGAAGAAATTAAAGCCAAGCCGTTAGCCTGGGGGAAAGAAAACGAAAAAGATGCTCAAGAGGCATACAGCGCAGCGACATTCGAAAGCGTCGAAGAGGTGGCGTTTATCTACCAAGACGAAACAATGCGCGCCGGTTGCTCTCCTGATGGATTAATCATCGGCGAAGAAAAAGGGCTGGAATTAAAATGCCCATGGTCATCATCGGTTTGGATTGATTTTGCAAAGGATGGATACATCAAGCCCGAGGAAATTATTCAATGCCAATTCTCAATGATGATCACCGACTACAAAGAGTGGGGCTTTGCTAAGTTTGATCCCCGTAACATTAACTGTAAAAAACTGCACCATGTGGTTATTAAGCGTGACGAAAAGGTCATAGCGGAGTTGCGCGAAGGGCTGGCAAGTTTCATTAAAGATATGGACGTTGCACTTGAAAGTCTCGGTATGTCATTTGGGATGCAGTGGTAATGAAGTTAAAATACCTAATGTCCGGCGTTGAGTCGAGGCGAACCGTTGACTTGATGCTTAGTATAACCAGGATAGAAAGCGAATCGGTTATCAACGCCATTCGCGCCCACTTGGTTAACGGTATGAGCATGGCAGGCGCGGCGCTAATCAATGATGTGCCAAAGCAGAATTTAGCCCGGGCCATGGTTGCGCTCGAAAAGGTTGCCGAAGTGATGCATAAGCTACAGCATCCTAGCGACAAGTAGAGTCGCAATTATGTCAATAGCTACAATGTGCAATACCATGATTAACACCAGTAACAGAAATAGACCGGTCAACCACAAGATGACAAGGGTTTGCCGGTCACTTCCCTATAGCCCACTGTGGCTCGTCAAATCGTCAGGCTCGGGCAATAAGATAACCGACAAGACCATTGCATTCACCAATGGCGAAAGGCTAAAGCGCTGCCCCAAATGCGAATCATGGCTACCTAGTGACACCATCAACTTTACCCCATCAAAAAGCGCCATCGGTTTAAGTTCATATTGCAGGGTTTGCGATAGGGCCAGGTTCCGCATCGCTAAAATAAATAAACGTAACACTTGACGGTTTAATCTATTACGTTTAATATGGATCAACTGAAACGAAAAGGAATCCAAATGAAAGCTTTAGATAAATTAATCGATAGCCCTCTAGGGCTCGCATTAGGCATTATTGTCGCGTGGTGTATCCTTGCAATATAAAAGAACCCTAAAGGGATGGGTGTTATTCCTGCTTACAATTAGCGCTATCGTTTGCTGTTACGGCGCTGTTGATTCAATTGAAACTTACCTATGGGCGATTGCTAATGTTTAAATACACAATAGGGCAAAGAATTACAGTGAAAGAAACGGGGCAGCAAAGAAATATTCACCGCGCCACAAGTCACAATGTCATGCTTACCGATGGAAGTATTATGCACGTTGACGAGATCAAGCCATATTCAAATAATGAAAAGTGGCAACCAGAAGCGTTAGTAATGGACATGTCGATCATTCAAGACGCAACAACCGACGGTGCCAAGTGCATCAACAAATTTTTAAGTGAAGCAATGAGGGTTAAGAAATGAAAGTTGTTGTGATAGGCGCGGGTAACGATAAAGCCTTAATTGATGCAGTGCTAAGAATAGCAAGTATAGCCAAGTGCGAAGTTGTTTATAGTGATGAGCCTCAAACACTTCAAGAGGGCGACATTTTCATTGGTGACGACATGGCTAAACGCCTTGATGATTTCAATATTTTAATTTGTGAAGATAGCCCAATGTGTCCAACTGAAACTATGCTACTTACAGCGAACGCGGTTTTAGATTTGCCCACGGTAGCGATTGACGTTAACCATGGGCGAGATTACACACCGCATTACGCGAAGAAAACCAAACGTAGTAAATTTAAAAGGAGCGGAAAATGAGTGTTAAATTTGCAAAGTATGAAGCGCTAGAAGATTCATGCCTTACGAAGGACGGTCACACGATGTTTATTCAAGACATTGTGAATGATCTAAACAGGAAGTCTTTCCTTGAGGGGCAAACTAACGCCCGAGGTGAAACAATCGTATCCCAGCAAACCGAAATCGCAGAGCTGAAGCTTTTACTTGAAGTTGCCGACTCAAGAGCTAGCGCGATGGTAACTAGAAGTAGCGAGCTTAAGGCTATGGTTAATGCTTTGCGTGAACACACCGCAAGGTATATGTATCGCGTTGAGGCTAGCGGGAGAGAAGGAACGAGAAGCATTGAGGATTTGCTAGCTAAAACGCCTGCACAATGCCTAGCAAACGTAAAGGCCGATGCCATAAGAGAGGCGATATTTAACAGTTATCAGGTTGATGTAGACGGTGATACGTACGTTGGCAAGGAAGATCTAGAGGTTAGTATTGAACAGATTATTAACCCGTTTGTTCCTAAAGAGTCACTGCCCGGCAGCAAAGGCGGCAAGTAACCACCAATCACCAACAACCAAGCGCCCTAAGTGGCGTTTTTTTACGTTTAATATATATGGTACAATTAGGCATTGAATTTAATAAAGTGAGTGGTGATTATGGCTGCTAAAGGTAGACCAAGCGATTACACAAAATGGAAGTCAAGAGCTATATGCATGAGGCTAACAATAGGGGAGTCATTACGCTCTATATGTGAGATAAAAGGGTATCCATCACGTTACGCTGTGTTTAGATGGTTGGCATGCAATGAAGATTTTCGCAACCAATACGCACAGGCTAGAGAGCTTCAACAGGAATTACTCTACGACGAACTGTTCGAAATAGCCGATGACAGCAAGGAAGATTACACTGAAATCAACGGTGAGATGCGTCTAAATTCAGAGCATGTTCAGCGCTCACGCCTACGCATTGACACTCGAAAATGGGTTATGGAAAGAATGGCCTCAAGAAAGTACGGCGTTAAGCAGCAGATAGACCACACTAGCAAAGATGGCTCAATGTCGCCAAGCGCTTACACGCCTGAGCAGTATTCTACAGCACAATCTAAACTAAGCGGCAAGATGGACGATCTTGACTGATTTACTAGAATGGGAGGAAATGAACTTTCCTGATCGCGTTGCCATAAAAACCAAGTCGGAGAAGACGTTTCTTAACTTCACTCGAATATGGTTTGAACTGTTGCAGGGCGATAAAATGCTAGTCAATTGGCATCATCGTTGGATGGCGGCAGAGATTGATATGGTTGTCAGAGGCGGCTATTCATCAACCAATCTGGCGATCTCAATTCCTCCTGGTGGCACTAAGACTGAATTTATGTCGATACACTTACCGGCTTATACAAATATGCTGGTAAAAATTGGCGTGTTAAAGCGCTTTCGTAATCTTAACTTGTCGTTTGCTGACACGCTGGTAAAACGTAACTCACGCCGCACTAGGGACATTATCAGCTCTAAGGAGTACCAAGAGTTGTGGCCGAGTACGTTTGGCGTTAACCAAGCGGAAGAATGGGAAATAGTAAATGAAAAGGGCAAAGTCACCGGTAACACGATCAGTCGCGCTATGGGTGGTCAAATCACTGGTGGGCGTGGTGGCTATTTCGGTCCTGAGTTTAGCGGCTCTGTTAATTTGGATGATCCAGACAAGCCGGAGGATATGTTTTCGGCAATCAAAAGAGAAGCGGCACATCGAAAGCTAACCAATACAATTAGATCTCGCCGTGGCGATAAGTCAAAAGATCATCCAACACCGTTTTTTATTATTCAGCAGCGATTGCACGTTGACGATACGATAGGGTTTTGCCTATCTGGTGGCATGGGTGTTGACTTCAAGCTAATCAAGATACCGGCGCTAATCACTGAGGATTTTCTATTAGAGCTTGCGCCAGACATTAGGGCGATGTGTTGGGAATCAATAAAGGATTCAGATTGCCGAGTGATCAACGGCGTTAAACATTGGTCCTATTGGCCAGAAATGGAACATATCGATCAGTTAATCGATTTATGGGAGCGCGACGAGTACACGTTTCTAAGTCAGTACCAACAATCGCCGGCTAAAATGTCAGGCGGTTTAATCGATACGTCTTGGTTTGGCAGGTATGATCAACTTCCATTCATGGAATCGTTGGGAATATTCGTTGATACCAACTCGGGCAAGGTTGGCGATCGCCTAGACTTTACCGTGTTCTTGTTGGCTGGCATTGGTGACGATGGCAACCTTTACATATTAGATATTAGTCGCGGCAAATGGGACCCGCTCGACCTACTCAACGAGGCCGAAAGATTGTGGGACAAATGGAACGCCATGATACCGACCACGCAGCGAATAGGCGTTAGAAGTATGTCAATCGAAGACAAGCAGGCGGGGCAAGGATTAATAACAACCCTAGTCAAGCGTAAGAATATGCCAATTAACCCTATTCAGCGCGGCGCTAATCAAAACAAATTCGTTAGGCATAGTAATTGCCAACCTCAGATTAAAATGGGCAAGGTATTCATTCCACGCATCCATAACGATGATGGCGATAAGATTACCAATACAACCTGGTTCGACGGGACTCACTGCGCCGAAACTGATTGGGTGGTGCCATTTATTAGCGAATGTGACCTATTAACCGTTGGTGTATTAATGGACCAAGAAAAGGGATATGACGACCAATACGACACGTTGATGGATGCCATTGATGAAATGCTGGTGTTGAGTTCAGGTAGCGATGCCATAAATTTAATGTTTATGAACTAACTAAGGGGGTGATTATCCAAGTCAAAGGCCATCGAGAGGTGGCTTTTTTATTGGGCGGTGCATTTAGTTAAACGTAACGCTTGCAATGAATCGATAAACGTAATACATTTAGTCATCGAAACGAAACGAGATAAATATTATGAGTCAGTTAACGGTTGATTTGCAGAGCAGGATACTTAATGGGCTTGGTTACGATTCGGATAAAATGCTAGAGATATACCATGCTTTTAATCGGTCTACATTTGCATTTGAAAGGCACTTTATTGTCGAAGAGTTATTTGAATTTGAATTGATGAACGAGATCAAAGGTCAATTTACACTATACAACACGGTTGTTAATGAGATTAAAGCGAGAGGTCGATAATGAAAAAAGTAGTTAGCTTTAGCGGTGGCGAATCAAGCCGCTTTCTTTGTCACGAAATGATACGGATTTTTGGTCGGGACGCTGTTGATTTTGTCACTATGGATACCGGAGCAGAACACGAGTTAACATATAAGTTCATTAGGGATATAGACAAGCTTATGAACCTTGAGCTTACTTGCTTGCGCGCCAATCTAGATCTACCTATGGGTAAGGGTGTTGGCTTCCATATTATCGACATTAACGATATGAAGCAGGATTTAATCCCGTACAAAGCCATGATGAAGAAATACGGGGTGCCTTATATCGGCGGCATGTTCTGCACTGACAGGATGAAGTTAAAGCCATACAAGAAGTATTGTGATGATAAGTACGGGCGCAGCAATTACGAAACGTGGCTAGGGATTAGGTTTGACGAGCCAAAAAGATTGTGGGGCACGAATGTCAAGTACCCGCTAAAATCAACCTACGGGCAAATAATAAAGTGTGGCCTTGATGACTACGAGGCGGCGATGCTATTTCGAAATCTAAGGAATGGAGAGGAGACTATTGATTGCCTTGATGATATATCCCCTTTAGCCAAGGAATTAATCACTAAAAGGCTCGCCTTTTTAGATAAGGATAACCTTCACTACTTAGCCGAGATATCCGACTGTGAAAAGCCAGACACTTTAATTTTCAGCGATAAATCCACCGTAAGCCTTAACTTGGATGAGTGGAGCGGTAATTGTGTTGAGTGCCCAAAAAAATCAAACTTGAAGCTTGCGGCGTCTCACCTAGATAACCCTATTTCTTATGTGAATTTCGTTAGTGCACTCAATGATAGCTCGGTGCGCGTTGACGATAAGACAGGCAGTAAGGATTTAATGTACAGGGGTAAGCAGTCGCTTGAGTCGTTAATAGCAAAATTCGACGGCGTATCCGGCGAGGAGATAAAATCAAGAATTCGCGGAACCAAAGCTATCGACACGGGAAGTTGCTCAGAAAGCTGCGAAATATTTAAC